ATTAGCTACGAATCTTTTCGAAGCAGATGCAAATGCTGGCTCTCAGAATATGACGCAGGAAGATCTTGCGTTACCATTCCTGAAAGTCTTAGGACAACTATCTCCTGAAGTTAATAAGAGGGATGGGAAGTATGTCGAAGGTGCAGAACCAGGCATGATTCTCAACACTGTCACAAATGAAATTTTTGATGGCACTAAAGGAATAGATGTATTGCCAGTATTCTATGAAAGAAAATACGTAGAATGGCAAGACAGAGGTGAGGGTAAAGGTTCTCCAGTAGCAATTCACAATGCTGATAGCGATATTGTGAGCACAACTACTAGAGATAAAGCGTTCAAAGATCGTTTACCAAATGGTAATTATTTAGAAAACACTGCAAATCATTTTGTAGTTATTCTAGGTGATAGTCCACAAACTGCTTTGATTTCTATGAAAGCGACTCAATTAAAAATTAGTCGTAAATGGAACTCAATCATGATGGGGATTAAACTAAATGGTAAAAACGGATTATTTACGCCGCCTACTTATAGCCACATTTATAATCTAAAGACTGTTCAAATGTCTAATGACAAAGGAACATGGTTTGGATGGGAAGTATCTAAAGTAGGACCAGTATCAGATAAAGGTGTTTATAATATTGCAAAGAGCTTTGCTGAAAGATTAGGCAAAGGTGAAGTGCAAGTTAAACATTCATCTGAAGAACCTAAACAGGATTCTCCATATTAATCACTAACGCAAGTTAGTTCCTAGGATTGGGCGTGGAAGCGAGAGTGGAAACGCCCAAGACAAAACGTATGATAGAATTTAAAAATATATTTAAAGGATTAGAAAGGGCCCATGGTTGCACTAAGGTTGGTCCTACTAATAATAGTGGGGAAAAAGTTAAAGGACAATCTTTTGTAGTACGTCAACCAGTTACAGATGATCTGTGGACAAAACATTTAGAAGGTACTCAAAGCTTAGGAATTATTCCAATAAACGAAGATAATCAATGTATATGGGGATGTGTAGATATAGATTCTTATGCAGGTTTTGATCATAAAAAATTAATTAATAAAATAAAACAATTTAATCTTCCATTAGTAGTATGTAGGTCTAAGAGCGGAGGGGCGCATGTCTTTCTGTTTTCAGAAAAAGCGGTATCAGCAGAAAGAATGAGAGATAAACTTACCGAGATAAAAACACTACTAGGATATGGAGGATCAGAAGTCTTTCCAAAACAAATAGAATTAAAATCAACAGATGACACTGGAAACTTTTTAAATTTACCATACTTTAATGGGAATAATACAACCAGGTATGCATTTAAAGAGGATGGTACTGCAGCAAGTTTACAAGAATTTTATGGGATCTATAATAATGTAAAACAACTAGATGTTGGTTCCATAAAAGTACAGAGGCCTCAGTCAGAATTTTCTGACGGGCCTCCGTGCATAGAGTTAATGGCTATAAATAAAATTCCAGAAAATGGTGGACGTAATAATGCAATGTTTCATTTTTCTGTATATGCTAAAAAGAAATGGCCAGCTGAATGGAAAACAAAACTAACAATGTTTAATGCTGATGCAACCGTCTCACCATTAACTGAAAATGAATTAGACATAGTCAAGAATCAACACGCTAAAAAAGATTGGGGATATAAATGTAATGACATACCTATGTGTAATTTGTGTGATAAAAAATTATGTCGAAGTCGTAAGTATGGAATTGGAGAAGAGATTGTATTTCCTGCATTAACTGATTTACAAAAAATTAAATTAGAAAAACCATATTATTATCTAAACGTAGACGGAGAAAGATTATACTTAGAAAATGTTAAATACCTAAAACAACAAAACTTATTTCAAGAAGCGTGTATGGAACAATTAGATTTTAAACCACCAACGGTAAAACCAAAAGATTGGGATGCGATTATTAATCCATTAATGAAGAATCACGAACCAGTAGAACCACCAGAAGGTGTAACAACACAAGATCAATTACAAAATCATTTAGAAGAGTTCTGTTTAAATAGACACGTAGGAACTGAAATGAGTGATTTAAAATTAGGTGGGGTCTGGACTAACGGTGGTTATCACCATTTTGTTTATAATATGTTTTATACAAAATTTTTAATACGACAACGATGGGATATTAATTATCAACGTACTGCACAAATGTTAAAGGAAGCATGTAATTGCGAAGATAAAAGAATAGGTAAAGATAGAATATCTGTATTTGTAGTAAAACAATTTGATAAAAAGAATGATGAGTATGTTCAAAAAGAATTAAAACCGAAGGATGTATTTTGAAAACAATAGTATTAGGACCACCAGGGACAGGTAAGACTACAACTTTATTAAATAAAGTGGATGATTATTTAAAAGAAACTGATCCTGACAGAGTAGGCTATTTTGCTTTTACTCAGAAAGCTGCATACGAAGCGAGAGATAGAGCAATTAAAAAATTTAATCTTACAGAAGATGACCTTCCTTACTTTAGAACTTTACATTCATTAGCATTTAGAAAACTTGGACTTAAAAAAGATCAAGTTATGCAGGCAAGACATTATAAAGATCTTGGAAAAAAACTAGGATTTCCGGTAGCTTATGCAGAACACAGTCATGATCACGGTATATTCACCAGCGATAGTGAATACTTACAAATAATTCAATTAGCTCAACTTAGAAATATTACACCTGATCAACAGTTTGATAGAAGAGAACATACTCAGGACCTGGAGAGAAATAAGTTAACCATTATATATAACGAATTACAAAGATATAAAAAAGAATACAATCTTATTGATTTTAATGACATGATTTTAAATTTTATAAAATCAGATCTTTCTCCTAAATTTGATGTAGTGTTTGTTGATGAGGCTCAAGACTTATCTCTTATGCAATGGGATATGACTAAAACTATATGGGACAAAGCTGAAGACACCTTTATCGCCGGCGATGATGACCAAGCTATTTTTAAATGGGCTGGTGCTGATGTAGATTCTTTTATCGCTTTACAAGATCAAATGATTAACCTTCCATTAATACAATCACACAGAATACCAATTAAAGTACATAAATTAGCTATGAATATAATTAATAGAGTTAGAAATAGAATAGATAAAAATTGGAAACCTAAAGTAAATCAAGGAGGATTGCACCGTCATTTTGATGTGGAGTCTATAGATATGTCCTCTGGTGAATGGTTAATACTAGGTAGAACTAAACACATGCTTAAAGAAATAGAAGACATTTTATATAGAAGAGGTTGGTATTACGAGAATAGATATAAAAGAAGTTATGAGAAAGATATGCAGGAAGCAGCAACTGACTGGGAACATTTAAGACAAGGTCAGTTATTATCTTATAAACAAATAGAAAAAATATACAGTTACATGAATGAAGATAATGTAGAGAAGAAAAAATTAAAAGGAATGGTGAAAGGTTCTTTCTATGGCATTGATAAATTGACCACGGACCACGGACTTAAAACTAACAAAGTTTGGTTTGAAGCATTTAATGATGCAGGCACTAGAAGTATTAATTATTTAAGAAAGATGAGAGCAAATGGAGAATCTCTCAATAAAAAACCAAGAATAGAATTGTCTACGATTCACGCCGCTAAAGGTGGGGAATCACAAAACGTAGTTCTTTTAACTGATCTTACTAAAACTACAATGGAAGGGTATGAAAAAAATCCAGATGATGAAAACAGATTATACTATGTAGGAGCAACACGAACAAAAGAAAACTTACATATAGTTGAACCAAAAATAGCTAACAAAGGATATATAATATGATGTGTAATTGCAAAGGATGTAAACAAAATATGAAAGTAATGGGAGAACTTAGTGTGGCAGTATTTTTATCATGCTTTCTAACAATAGCGTGGTTTATGTGAGTCACCCATATGCAGAAA